ATCAACAATATCTTAAGTGGCATTCGAAATAAAGATATATGCCCAGAAGTCAATTTATATAAGACGTTGTATGAGTGTTGATTTTAGCTTTATATCCTAATTTATTAAATGTGTCTTTCTAGAAAAGAATAAATGAATCATCTTTATTTCTCCCTATAATTACGTATAATTTCTGCACGAATAGCACCAATATCTGTTGTGATCAATACATTATTTGAACCATAATTAAATTTAAGTCCGTCAAAAGATCCACTTGTTTTCAATGTGTCATATTTATACGTTCCATTTTTATAGTATGTTTTCATATAAGAATTTTCCGTATTGATTTCAACATAAGAAATATCCGATGTACCGTTAAAAGGATTTGTGATCGTAAAATTGTTTCCATTACAATTGATCGTAATGTTTTTCGCATTCATAGAAGTGTTATATAAACGATAGATTGGATATGCTGTTTCATAATAATTCGCAAGTTCTACCTTTTTACCACTTACAATATCGTACGGCCTTGAATACTTATTTACGTATCTGTAAGGTTCACAAATAAATGTGATTGTAAATTCACTTCCTCGTCCAAAATCTCTAGAATCCATATCGAACGTTACATTTTTTACCTTCCAATAATGTTCTCTATCATCACTAGTTAACTCCAATATTCCTTTATTTCCATTAAAATATTGTTGGATTTTATAGATACGATCTAGATATTCTTTCTTGCTATTTAAAACAAAGTTGCATTTAACAGGAATTTTGCGATCTTGATATACACCTGTATGACGATACGATGTAGTACCGTCACCAAGTGTAGATGTTTCTACAATTTCCTCTGCCATAGGAATAACAGGGCGCTCACTTACCTTTAATAAATACATAATATTTTGCGTATAACGCAGTTTATTCTCAGGTGTAAATCTAAAATGATACATTCTATGAACCTCCATTTCCCCATGATTTCAACATATCTCGAATTGATATAATTTCTTGTACAGTATCTGTAACAACATTTCCGTCCAATTGCATAGGTTGTAGATTGATTGTTAGATCACAATTTCCAATCGCATTAATCATTTGATCCAATCTATTTGTGATTGCACTCAAATTTATATTACCTACGCTTCCAACGCTTCGTGATGTAGTTCCACCCATAATAGCTGTTGTAGCATTCGCAACAGATGCATACGGACTGATATCAGAATATGTAGCGATTGCATCTGCACTCATTGGCATAATATCCGTGTCAACAACAGGTTTATCCGCATTAAACAAAGATTGTGGGAAATATTTTTTATTGTCATCACCTTCAACAACTCTTGTCTTTTTTATAGTTGTATGTGTAACCGTGATAGGATGACTGTCTGCATAACTTTGAGCTTTATCAATATTTGATTTAATATCTGAATAAGCTTTAGCGGAGCTTGTAACCATGTTATCTAAAGACGGTTGCAATGCTTTTTCCATTTTTCCACCCATTTTTCCAACGGCCGATGATGTTGTACCATCATTTGCAAATGCATCAGCAATTCCTTTAATGCCGTCTTGGGAATCTTTCAACATCTTATCACCGGCATCTTTCATATTTTTGTCAGTCAACGACATCATTTCTGCTACCGCTTCACCCACTGTTTCTTGACCACTTGCAACTTTTTCGGCGATTGTTGGTGGAATCTTTTGTCCTTCCATTCCGGCAGCTTGAACCGCCTGTGCCAATGTAATCAAACTATTCATTGCGTTAGTAGCTTCTGAAATGCTTCCACAATTTGCCAGGATTCCATTTGCTACATTCAAAGGAATAGATCCACCAATCATACCAGCTTCGTCAACAAGTTGATTCATATTCATTAAAGTAGCCATATAGTTAGCTGCTTCTACCGCATTTGCAGTTCCATTAGTTATTCCTTCTTGAATACCAAGTGGAATTTGAATACCTGATTGCGCTGCCTGTGCTGCAATATCAGTCAACTGTGCCTTCATAGTCGTTCCCATCTGTTCAAACGACTGTGTTTCTAAGTAGTTAGATTGAAGAATGGATTGTGTCTGCGTTTCGTGCAATTTCGTATAAGAATCCGCTAAATCCGTACATAATGTATTAATTGATTCCTTCAATGCACTTGATTGATTCATATAATCTTGCATTGACATCTTACCGTTAGCATATTCTGCACTTAATTTTTTTAACGAGTCCGTTGTACTATTTATACTTTCCGTAAGCTCTGCATTTTTTAATTCCGCTTTCAATTGAGCAGCGGCATTTTTCTTTGCGATACTTGCCAACGCTTCTTGTTTTGCTTCTTCTTGAATCTGAGTGATTCTTTCTTTGATTGCATCAATACTTTCATAATGTGCATCTTTATTAATATTCAGTTTTCCAGTATTCTCATCAATTTCTACTCCCAAATCAGGATAAAGTTGATTTAACTCCCTAACTGCTTCTGCAAGCATAGTCTTTTGTGTAGCATTTAAAGATTCTTTTGCGTTAAGATCTTCAATTGTTTGCATCAAATGACTTGCGGTTTTGTTGTTTTGCATATATTGAGTTACAATTTCACCCATGCTTGTCTTAGTTTTAGACATTGACTTTGCATACTTCTCATAACCATCAATAACTTTTAATGTAACTGCATAATCTGTATCTTTATATGCAAGCTCTTTATTTGCAGTTTCCATCGCTTCCTTGCGCGTTTTATCCGCCCAAACAACAGCACCTGCAAAAGCACCAAGTGCAACTGTAACAGCAGTGATTGCTGGATGTGTTAGCACAAAACCTTTTGCCAAAGAAAGTACAGAAGTATTTGCTAATTTTCCTGCGCTTGCAGCATCTCCAAATCCATCCGCTACTTTTTCTAAGCTTGGATGGGCTTTAGTAAAGAACTTAACAGCGCTTTGCGTTGCACCAGCTACTTTACTTACACCTTTTGCGGTTGGATAAGCAGCTGCTGTCAACAATAACATCTTTGCGATTGTCTGTTGCGTTCCTTCATCTAAATTAGAGAATGCGTTAGCTGCCTTTTTTACTATCTTTAATAGATCTGTCAATGTAGGTGCAAATGCTTGACCTAATTCATCACCAGCTTGTTTAATTGCTTCCCATGTTTGAGATAACTGAGATTTCAATGTCGCATAACGCTTTTCTGCTTCGTTTGCCATTGCCGTATTGTCATTCCAGGCATTTTTAGAAACATTTAATGCACTAGCCAATACATCCGAACTTTGCGCCAAAGCACCCATTGCTTGTGCTTGTCGTACTTCCTTAATGCCTAATTCATCCAATGTTTTTGTAACATCCGCCGATTTTCCAATACCTTCTACAAACTTTAAGAATGTTCCCGCTGCATCTTCTCCCCAAGCCTTTTGGAATTGTTGAGAAGTCATGCCAGACACTTCTGCAAACTTCTGTAGTTTCTTATCTCCCGTAGAAACAGATAGATCAATTGTCTTCAACATTTTAGAAACAGAATTACCACCGGCAGCAGCTTCAATTCCTAATGAAGATAATGCGGTTGATAATCCTAATACTTGGTTAGAGTTAAAGCCTACCATCTTACCTGCAACACCTAATCGTGTTGCCATTGCCATGATATCTGCTTCAGTTGTTGAGAATTTATTTCCCAAGTCTACGATTGTAGAACCTAAACGAGAATAATATGTGTTTGTCTTTTTAGACTGCGAAACCATTACATTTGAGAACTTGGCAATACTTTGTGCTGCTTCTTCACCAACAAGATTTGTAGTATCACCCAATTCTGTAATAGTTTTAGTAAATCCAACAATAGAATCTGTAGGGATACCCATTTGTCCTGCGAGTTCTGCATAATGTGCAATATCTTGATAGGTACTCGATGTAGTTTGTGCAAGATTTTTTAAGCCTGCATTGATTTTTTCAAACTGTTGAGGGGTTGCATTTACTGTTTTTGTAACACCAGTCCATGCATCCTCAAACTCAATAGCCGTCTTAGTAGCGGCTGCAATACCTGCAAAAGATAACATAGACAATGGTTTTACAGTGTTTGCAAACTGTTCTGATTTTGAGCTTACTTTTCCTAACGTATCATACAGTCTTAACAAAGTTTCATTCGTTGAAATGAATGATTTTGACATACCTGCCAATTCATTTTTAAGTCCTAAAGCACCTGCTTTTAAACCTAGATATGTGCGTTGAGAATCTTCGTATGTACTACCTAAATCAACCAATACCTTTTTTTGTTCGGCAATGCCTGAATTACAATCATCCATTGCTTCTTTTAAAGTGACATTTCGTGAAGCTAACTTTTGAATAGCATTTTCGCCTTGTTCTGCCGAACGCGTACCGTTCGCAATTGCTTCTTTCCATGCGTTGATCTGCTTGTTGTTGTTTGTATATTCTTTATTCAAAGAATTAAACGTATGAGTGTAATTATCAACAGACTTAGTAGCAGAAGAAACCGCATCGGCCCACTGCTTCTGTGTCTTTGGATAATTCATCAGTTTCTTGTTATAGACTTCCAATTGCTTAGTTGTGCTTTTGATTTTATCTTGTAACAAGTTCTGATATGTCGCAAAGGACTGAAAATCTCCTTCGTTGAATTTCATAGAAGACTTCAGTTTTGACATTGTTTTATCTAATCCTGCTGTTTCGGATTTTATTTTATTAATTGCTTTTTGAAAGCCTGTAGTATCTCCATCAATTTTTACGGAGATACCTCTTACTTGACTGTAACCTGACAATTTTAGTACCTCCTAAAATCTGTCAAAGTCGCTTTGGATTGCTTTACGAATACGAATTTTGTTTTTTGAATTATTTACTTTGGACTGCATATTTCCACGTGCAATAATCAAATCAAACAATCTTCCTATGCCCATATCCTCTATTTCATCTATTTTTAATCCTAAATTTAATCCACCTAATACTAAATCAGTGTAGCTTACGCTTCTTTTTTTTTATCATCTGAAACCACTTCATCGGATTCATCTTTTACCGTTGCTTTATTTGCATTGATAATTTGTTCTAGAATAACAACTCCACTCATTACATAGGTTTGATAATCTTCAATTTCATCAACAAAATCTTGGAACGCTTTTGTTTCTTTTCCATGATATGTGTCATACGTCTTGATACATGCCCAAACTAACCTTTCAAAAAATAAAGATCCATTTGCTTGTAATAAAGTGAAATAAGGATCTCGATCAGGATTTCCTTCACGAACATTTTTTTCGATAGCTTCACCAAATTTGATTTGCACTTCCTGAGTATCCACTAACAAATCTCTGTTGAAACAATCTCTATAAATGCTAGCCGTTTTGCCTTTATACAATAAATTATATTTTTTACCATCAATAGTTAATGTCTGTTCCATATAACCTCACAAAGAGGGGGTTGCCCCTCTTATAATGTGCTCACTTCCTTTCCATCATCACTTTGTACAGCTACCGGTGTACCTTCTTCCTGGCTCATTTCACCAACTTTTGGAGTAGGTAATGTTGGAGCAGTTGTAAAGAAACTCTCATAATTTGTATCGCCTTTACGACATTTTGCCTTTACCCATTGATGATCATCTTTCTCAACAGGAACTGCTGTAATATCCATTGATGTAGTAGTAGGATCAGTGCTTTCTTCTTTTGTTTCACCTTCTACATTTGGTCGTGCAAATACAACCTTATAGAAGATATGTTTAGTAGCACTTACATCACCTTCAAATTGGAACATAAGCGCAACATTATTAGGCAATACGTTCGCATCTTCTGCTAAGTTACCTTCTTCTGTTGTCACTGTATTGAAAATCATTTTTTCAATTTCTTCAGGAATCTCAGACATTTCCAAACTTCCTGAATATCCATTGTTTGTATTCGTTGTGAAATACGCAGTGTTATCTGCATAATATGTATTTGTATCTCCTTCTGGATCTAGTGTTAATGATTTAGCACCTTTCCATGCAGTAGGCGTACCATATGTAGTTGATCCTGCACTTTCTGTAATAGAACATACATGTACATTTTTTAGACCAAATCGTACTTTGTTTTTTTCTGCCATAGTTTTTATCCTTTCAAATATTTTTCGATTAAACTTGGCAGTTCCTTGATTGCGTTTGTTTCTCCATCTTTCCAGTGCTTAAATGCACGTGTACGTCTAGGAGAATTCCATAAATTATGTCCGTTTTCTAGTAAATGAGTTAATGAGTATTCATGGCCACTCGCATAAATAACACCGCGTGTATGTGCTAATTCACGTTCTATCTTATATGTTATAGACCTTTTATACTTGCCTTTTCTACGCGTGTTTCTATGGTCTACATTGGCCTTAGCTTTAACAATGTCTTTAGAATCTTTTGTAGTTTCTTCTACTGCTCTATCAATTTGCGCCAAAGAATGCTCTTTATATTCTTGAATCATCTTTCTGATTTCAGGCCCAAGTTGTGACATATCGCAATATACATCATTGACGGCCAACTAATGTCACCGTCCATTCTGTACAGTGTACTTTTTGAGTGTTTATATCTTCATCTGTGATGGTTTGGTATGGTATTTCTAGTTCATCAAACATGTCTTCGATTTTAGCTTCTAATTCAAAATCTTTTTGATCAGTCACTAATCTATATATGTAAGTTCCAATCTTACAATACGTTCTATTGTCTGCAAAGTAATTATTTGTATAATCCAATGCATAATTCCCATAGGGGGTATGGGGTTTTGATTTGAAACTACCATATACAAATTGTCCTTCACCTAAAAGTTCAGTGAATTTAGCTACAATCTGTTGTCTTACTGTTTCCATTCTCCAGCATCCTGTTGAACATATAGTTCAATCGTATCTCCGGATGGGAATGTACGATAAACTGCATACTTTTTGTCGTTGTATTTCACTGTCGTTTCATCATTGTAATCAATAGTAGGAATAACAAGCTTATACGCTAACTGTATGCCTGCCTGGTAGGCTTCATTAAATTCTTTTGAATAAATTCCACCGACACGGCAAAATACTTCCTTCTCAGTTTCATTAACACGTTCCACACCATCTGCATCCACATATCTTTCTTTTTCAATCAGATATGCCACATCGTAGTAAAGATTATTCTCACGAGTATATTCATATGCCATACTATTTCACCTTCTTATGAGATTTATCTGTCATAAGAATCTGACGTAAATCCTCATATGTTTTAGCCATTGATTCTTTATTTGAAGCATCCGTTGTACCAAATTTTGACATTACATATGCTATTACCGCTACTACAATTTCATCTTCTAAATCATCTTCATCAAATAAGATATTTAATCTATCCAAATCGTATAAACATGCATTGATATACGTTTTGATTTCATCATCATAAGCATGTGATTTAGCTCTTGTAGCAGCAGTTCTAACACGTTCTAGAAGGCTTTCAGAAATATTGAACGCCATTATCTATCACCTAAGCTTTCTTCGCACTGCTTTTTCGAGTAGTTTTCTTAGGCTCATCATCTAATAAAATAGGTTCATCATCAGTTCCAACAGGTTCTTCATCATTTACAACAGGTTCTTCATCATTTAATGATTGTGTTCCTGTTTGACTTTCATCTTTTGTAACATCTCCATTGCTTAAGCTACTTTTTTTTTAACAAGAAGATGTATTGAGGATCTAATACTTTACCATCATTGATAACTAATGCCTGAGTTACTTCCTCATTCTTTTCATAATCCCAGTACTTCTTCACACCAAACTGCATATTTGAGTTGATCGCATAGGCTTCTTTTCCAACCCAATACATTCCGAAATATTCACCGTTTTTTGCTTCATCAAAATCTTTGAATGTATCATTTTCAACGAAATTAACTGTTCTAGCTTTGAATGTTGCACGTTCTGCACCATCAATAGGATTATATGTTTCTGCATAAACAGGACGATTATTATCATCGGCCAACGTTTTAATGTTTGCTTCATATGTTGCAGGAGTCATAACAAACTCTGGTTTTAATTTACGCATTGATAAAGGAATCTTTGCGAACAATTTTGTTTGCCATGATTTCCAATCTTTCATTTCTGCTTCCGTAAATTCAATAATATGATCGGCTTTAATACGACTACCTGATACTTTATTAGCTTCTGTTAAAATACCTTCACATTCATTATTTGTAGAGTCACCTGTTAAAATTTCACGATCCATAGCTTCCAAATAAGCTTCTACAATAACTTCTGCTAATTTAGTTTCGAATGCATTTACAGTTAATACAGTTTGTAGTAATGTACGTGCTAAACGAATTTCACCAATCAAATATCCAAATTGTACAAATTCTGTAACAGAACCGGCTTTTTGACGATCAGACACTGTTGTTTCTGTGATACGTTTAAATGTAGCCTTGAATGAACCGATAGGATATTTAACACCACCACGGAAATTTGTATGTAATACTGCATTGTATAAGTAACCACGTGATTTACTTAATTCAGTCATTACTTTCTGAACAATTGTTTCAGGAATTAAAATACCTAGATCAGCTGCCACACCTGCTTCTGCACTACGTTGTCTTAAGATTTCTGACTGTTTTCCTTTTTGAACGAATTCCATGAATGCACTACGATACTCCATATCGTCTTCCATTCCTTTTTTACGTTCTGATAAGTTTGTAGGCATTGATGGATGTGCTTTGCTACGAGCTTGTTCCTGTTGTGTAGCAAAAGCTTCATCTTCATCTACAATAGATTTTGCCATAGTATCTAAGAACGCCTGACGTTTTGCAACCTTACCTTGTAACTCTTTGTCACGCTTTTGTAAGATATCAAATTCCGCCTGTAACATTTCCAAGTCTGTATTAGGATCGTTTTTGTTGACCTCATCTTGAATTTCTTTAAATCTTTTTTGAATCTGTTCGTGATTCATTGCATTGAATGCTGCTAGTTGTTGCTCTGTAAACATTAATTAATAGCCTCCTTGATCTGCAACAACAAACTCAGTCTTTCTCGTTTCTTTTCATTTTCTTTTTTAGTCCGTTCTTCATCCATTAAAGACTTTGCCCTTGCTTCAATAGATGTTTGATCATTTGCAGGAATCGACACTGCCGAAACATCATAAATTTTTGATACTTTACGTGTTGTCCACATCTTTTTAGATCTATCATATGATTCCTCATCCACCATGTACCTCCATGACATCTGAGTAACCATTCCTGCCTGAATACTGTCGTACAAGCGTTTTGCAGCTTCTGTTCTTCCTAAATCTGCTGCAACAAACAATCCGTGTTCATCTACTTCAACAATAAGTGAACCATTGCTTGTACGTGCATATACCATTCCTCCATGATCAAATTGGAAGATGATATCACTCATATCAGCGTTGTCCAAACTTGAACGCTCAATCAACTCATATACATCATTACCTTCATAATCTCGATAAAGAACGTAAGGTTCAAATGTTGTAGCATATCCTTCAACATAGTACTGAGTATCAATCCGTTTATTTTCCGTCACCGGGTTCATTTGGAACGGGATCGAGCGCATTTGGATTTTGCTGTGGTTCGGTTTCCCCATTGTAACTAATTCCTCCTTGATTTGATTTAGTTACCTGGATGTATTCACCTCGAATAAAACGTTTCTTACCTTCATCATCTGGTAAAGGCGCTTTGTTCATAATATTTAATGCCCCGTTCGTATCAATCATTCCTCTATCGAACATTTGAGTCGCAACATTTAATTTTGTTTGTGTCGAATCATACTGTAAACGATCACTTGTAAGAATGATTTCACTACCATTCATAATCTGATTTACGGAATATAACATTCCACTCAACACTTCTCCAACTTCAATAAAAAATGGTTCGATAATTGATTCATAAAATGCATTCCATTCATCAGGTTTATATTTATTTTGTAAAATAGCTTCACTAATTCCAAAATAGCTGTATACACTATTTTCAATTGCTTGCTTCTGCTTGGCATCCACTAATAATGGTTTACTTTCAATCGGTTTTACTTCATCAAAACGATTATCAACAAGGAATACACCTGTTTCATTTTTGTTCAGGTTATTTCTCAAGATCATGTTCTGTTGTTCTTTATAATCCTCATCATCGTCAATTGGTGTTGAAATTTTAGCTAAGAATCGAACAATAGAACTAGACTTGATCGCATTGATTGCTCCTTCTTCCTGAGCAAGCATCAATTTAGCTGTTGTATCAAATGCATCATTGGTATCACCAAAGTAATCATTTTTATACTGCATTTGTCTTAAATGCCCTACCTTGCTGTATTCAATCAATTTTGTTTCGCCATAGATGAAATTAAAATAAATATAAACTACACCATTGATTTCTTTTAACTGACACTGACTTGGTACTGCGGGCCATAATCCCTTTACCATTCCATATTCATCTTCAATTGGAATAATGAAAGCATTGTTTTCTGTAAAATAGATAGTTGCCAATCTTTTATAAAATTGACTAGCTGTCATATAAGGATTTGGCTTTTTCTTAACCAAATAGTTATATATCTTGCTTTTGTAGTCTTTGTTTGTCAGTTCAGGTGAAGCTTTTCCACATGATGTGGCAATTCGATTGATACATGCTCTGCAAAGTCCAATCTCATATATTCCACCATCATATGATGAATACACTGGTGAATATCCACCTAAGCTTGCAAACATTGAATGTAATTGATTTTGTTTAGGTGCTGGCTTATTTAGTCCTAACAGACTTCCTAGCAAACCAAATCTTTTTCTTCTGCTTTTAGCCACTAATTCACCTTCCTTTTCTTGTTTTCAAGGCGGTATTTAAATGTATCCCACCATTTTTGTCTTACTGTATATGCATCAATAACAGATGCATACCCATCAATATGTTTTCTTGGATCAGTCTTAATCATGCGGACACGATTGTCCTCCGCAACTTTCTTTAATGCCACACTAGACATATGTGCTTGTAAAAGTCCATTCGTTCCTGTATGAACAAATCCGTCTCTTACATATCCTGTAAATTCATTAATAACAGGTGTAAGGTTAGTACCCTGAATGACATCATCCATCTTGTATCCATATTTCTTCATATCATCCACAAGATACTGAGCCGAATAACGGTCATATCCAACGACCACGCAATAAATCTTGTATTTCTTACGTAGCATTTCAAACCATTCCGTAACATCTTCATACCGTACAAAGTTTTCCCCACTTGGGCTTAAATATCCCAATTGAATAAATCTTGTATATGGTATTTTGTCTCTTTCCTCTAGCTCCTTGATTTTTAATGTTGGAAGCCAAAAATGAGTAAATATGTAATCCTGTTCTTGAATTCGTATAACAACAGATGCGGCTGTTAAATCGGTTGTTTGTGACAAGTCAATTCCACCAACTGCATATGTATGTGCAAAATCTTCAAATCTAAGTTCTTCACCTTTAACTTTGTTAATATCTTCTGCACTAAATAACGCTTCCGTTGAATTCTGTTTAATATTTGCATACTTTGTTATAAACTCCGCCTTATATGTAGGTGAGCTATGTGCTTTTAAAATTTCATTCTGCAAATACTCATAAGAAACTGATATTCCAAGGTTTGGCATTGCTTTTCTTAATTCAATAGGATCATCCCATTTTTGAATATCATCAATCATATAAAAGAAAGGCAACATTTGTTTTTCATCAGACGTACCAAGTAAAACGGATGTTCCACGAACAAATAATTCATCATATAATCCTTCATCAATATAGTTTGCGGTACTTACAGGAATATAAAGTGGATCAGGTCTTGCACCACCTGCCGACAACATAACGTTGTACATTTTCATACCCGCTTCACCTTCCCAGGCTGCAAACTCATCAAAGATTGTCAAATATGGGTTGAATCCATCTGATTTTTTAGATGCAAAGGCAATTGGCTCCCATCTACAGTTGTTCTGTTTCATGTAGATATCTGTTCTACGTTTTTTTACTCTTTGACTCAACGCTTTAGAGTGTTCCATCATTTGATACAGAACATTGTAAATGATCTGCGCTTGTTTTAACTTTGGCGCTATATTGTATATCTGCATACCTGCTTCATCAGATGTAAATCCAACGTCAAGTTCAATACCTGCACAGAGAAATGATTTTCCTTGTTTTCGGCCCATGACCGTTGGTATTTCACGAAACTGCCTTTTTCCATTCTTATCAACAAGTCCGAATATGCACGCAATATAGTATTTTTGCCAAGGCTCAAGCTTCACTTTTGTTGTTTTTCCTTCTACGTGATGGCAAAACGTTTCAATAAACGCTATATGCATTTCTGCTTTTTTCTCATCATAGAAGAAATCACCATTTGCTAAACCTCTTTCAACATATTGAAGATTAAGCTTTATCCACTTACCGACTACATCTTCACCCGATTTAATACGTTCTTTATAAATGTCTAGATATTTCATTTAAATCTGCTCATGAACTCATCCAATTCATCACCTTTTTTTCCGGATACTTCTGTCGTTTTCGATAGTGAAGTAGGTGACAAGCCAAGTTCTTTGCAGTACTTCATGATCTGATCACGTAATTGAACGGTAATAATGTAGTATGGTGAGCGCGATAAATTCGTTGCACCTCCCTTGTTCGTATATTCAACAACCATCTGTAGTGATTTGTAGCCATTTGCTTTACTTGAATCTCTCCATTGCTTCATTGTTGAATCATATTGGGCCAAGGCATCTGCAAGTGAATCAACTGCAACAGAATATTCAGGAGAAAATGTACCTAAATTCTCTAGTTGTGAATTGATTCTTTTTTTCCATGCTCCTTTTTGCATTCATCATCCTCCCTTCCACATCCTATAAGCATTCCGTTTTCATCAAATTCAAAAGATGGTTTGCGTTTGGAATGTTCTTCAGCATGACATAAGTCACACAACGCTTCCAAATTAGAATCACCAAATAGAATGTGTATATCTCTATAGTTGTCCTGGTCAATGTGCACTTTGTGGTGCACGCAAGTCGACCTGGTATAGATACCTTTTTTCAAACATCTTTCACAAAGTGGATGTGCCTTTCTATACGCTTTGCTTTTCTTTTCCCAAGCCTTGCTTGAGTAAAATTTTCTAGCATAATTTCTAGCACCTGTTTTTGTTGCTTCTGAACCATAATATTTTTTCATATCGCTACATTCAAAGTTTTGACCATAACTACAGTTAACAAATTTAAAGGACGACAAAAACTAACAGTAAATACTTTGAATGCAGTGATATGAAAAAGACCCATGTTTCCACAGGTCTTTTTCAACGGGCACTAAAATGAAACAATCCAAGAACTACCTTGTTTGTTCTAGAAGATGTTTTCCAATCTTCACGACTACAGAATATCACGGTTTTTCTTTGTACACTGTACAAAATGAAGAAATTCAGATTTTACCCCCTCTCATGCACTCATGACCCAGTTTTTTTGAACTCCCCACGCCGTTCCCCGAAACGCAAAAAACTTCCGAAAGATAGGGGGGTCTATGCTGATCTGATCCATGCCCAGGGCGCTTTCAGGGTTCAAAATTTGAAACATGCAGCTACCACCACACCGCACCGCTCACGGCTTCAATCATATGACATTCATATATTTATTATTGTGTTGAAACATCTTTCAACATGCGTTGTTGAAAGCGTTGTTTCATAACATTGCCATGACTACATTAATAGAACACGCGCGCACGTTCTTATATATGCAATAAGTCTTGCATCACTCCAATACATTGAATCATGCGCACCCGTTACATATGTTTAAGTGTGTCGCTTGTCTTCTTTTACCTGGTGCAAGACCACATAAAAAAAGGACGCTTACCACGTCCATACATGTATATATTACTAGTCTGTTAACTATATGTTATAAGACCAAACGCAAACACTAGAGAAAGCCTTATAAATAGACGCTTGCAAGCACGTTTGCAAAACTAAAAGCTTTTTAAAAAAATGAGCACAAAAAAATATTATTAATTTTTTATTGACATATGCATGTATATGTTTATAATGTAAGTGTAAGCTAAATAAAAAGCTTACACAAAAGACACGGGTCAAACTTTATAGAGTTGACACGGTTAAACCCCGCATAATAGAAAGCGGTGGTATTTATGAAAACAAAAATATCCATAAATATCAAATTAGAATTTGAAATTGATATAGCGCTTATAAAGTCACAAATAAAAAGGCTTGTTATTAGTGCTATATCACAAATAACAAACCTAATTAATTAACCATTTATATTATAAACCGTGTCTTTCACTTTTTCAAGTTTAGGAGGTGTAAACATTGTAAGAAAAAAAAGTGGTTCTTTCAATCAAATAGAATATATAAAAGAATTTAATAAAGCCAATTATAGAAAATATGAAATTAGAGTAAGAAAAGAAAATATAGACCTTATAAAATGGCTTGATAAGCAACCAAGTAAAACCGCTTATATAATAGATTTGATTGAAAAAGATATGAACAAAAACAAATAAAAAAAAACGTGAACCCCTTTCAAGTTTGGCCGCTTCCAGGAGTTCACAACAACGGCAAATATACACAAAATTCAGGAGGTTAAGCCCGTCTTGTATATATTGCTTTTCTATTCTACCATAGACGGGTTAAAAAGAAAATGAAAGAACAAAAATACTATTATGGAAATGCTATTAGTGAATACGGTTTAGAAAATGGACGTGTAGACTATGCCACACTTGCAAAGGCTTTCGATGCCGTGTTAAACAATGACATCATGAACTTGACTTATGACATAGGTTCATGGGAGCAAGTGAGCGGTATTATTGACAACACGGACGAGATAGAAGAACTAGAAGAAAAAAGAGACGAGTTAGAAGAAGAAAACGAAAATAATCCATCGCAAATTATTGAAAATGAAATAAATGAAATAAATGAACAAATAGAAGAACTTGAAAACGAACAAAATGAATATCAAGAAGTATTTCAATGGTTTATTGTGGATGATTGGGGCGCTAGATTATTACAAGATATCGATGAAGTTGTTTACTACAATGAAAAACTTGATATGTATTTATGGGGCGTTACGCACTACGGTACTTCTTGGGATTATGTTCTAACAAACATTAAAATTGATTGGTAGGTGTAATATTCCAATGTTAACACGCAAAGATCTTGACAAGATGAGCGCCGTCCAGGTGCTCATACTTGCATTATTAAAATTCTACTTCTATATGTGTTTTGACATGTTGTTGATAGGCTTATTTTTAGGCCTATCAAACATAGTGTTGCCACTTATTTATTAATTATTGGAGGTTTTAAAAATGAATAATAATGAATATATTGAACTAGTAGAAAAAAAGCTGGATCAGCTCAACGCAAATAGTCTAAAGGCAAATAGTCTAATGCCTTTTTCAATAAATAGACATTTAAATGGGCTATATGATCTCAGTTATGGCATGGATGTAATAGCATGGATGCTTGAACCGCGCGAACTTTGGCATCTTGTAAATACTTTATGTATTTTGGATATTTTAGGATGGTTAAAAAATGACAATGTGGAAGCGTGAACGAAACCATTTTAATTATTATGTTACAAACGAAAGAAAACAACCCCACATTTATGTTGAAGCGTTAGGAACTCCAAGCGCTTCAACTGAAAAAGTTTTAAAAGATCATGGCTTTAAGTTTGATCATAATAAATGTATGTATGCAGCAGCTCAAACAAATGACTTGAGGTTGTTCGTTGCTCATGATCTTGACAAACTTTTCAACTATGATATTCAATTGTTTTTCAATACAGAAGCAAAAAAAGAGTTATGTATACCAGATATTCAGGAAATAAAAGATATCTGTTATTTCTTCAAAATTTATAAATGCTATGTTGATATTTTAAACAAGGATCTTTTTAAAATCTGTAAACCAGGTTCAAAAAGCTTGCTAGCAACTTATAACACTAGCTTTAAAACTATAGATGTTTTTAATAGAAACAAGCTTATAGAAAGCTATGTGTATAATAATGGTAAAATCGAAAAAATGAGCGTTGAAAAAGCTGCACCAAAAAAGAAGAAGAAAGCAGCACCAGAACAACAAAAGATCAATATGGAAGAGTTTGAGTTTCCGTTTTAGGAGGTAAAAATATATGGGATATATTGGCGATAAAATGAGCGTGCGCGCTTATGAAGCTTATGAAAGTGGTGAAAAGCCACTTTCAAAATGGACTAAAAACGATATTATAGAATGCGTTTTAAATGTTAGAAATGACTTTCAAGAAAAAGAATTAAAAATTTATAGCAAAGAAGTTTTAAAAGTTTTTCTAATCTGTAGTTCTTGGCATCATACTGGATCATATTTCAATGAAACTAATTTTTATAGTTTAGATCTTGATTTTATTGAACTATCAAAAATTGAAATAATCCAGGTACTTGAAAAGAAGAAAAAAGATCTTGAAAAAGAGAAAGAAGAAAAAAAGAGTTTAAAACTCCAAAAATGTTTATTTAAATATATTGAATGGGCCGGCACGCGTAAGCATCCAAAAGCAATAGAAAAAGAATCATACGGCATCATAAAAGGATCGTGGATATACTACAAAGACGGAAAAAAGTCATTAAATGGTAAATATATTCATGTGGTTGAAGTGTTTGAACGTGCACCGCGCGGAACTGCTGCACTATTCAAACAAATTGAAAAGGACTTGTAAAAAAGTCCTTTTTTTATACTTTCATTTTTTTGATCTGCTTCTGGATCAGCTGCTTTTTAACCGGATTCGATGCGAAAAAGTTCATAAAAAGTTTTGTTTTAAACTCATATTCTTTTTTGTCAATTTCTTTTATATCCAAAACTCTTTTAAATATCACTATCGCTATAAAGTTTGCAAACAAGTTTGCATCTTTTTCTATTTCCTGATTCTCATAGTGTTTGCTGCTTGAATCCTTATAACTTTCAAATTCTTTTTTCCATATAGAAACGCTTCTTTCATCTATAGAAAACACTTTTTGATTCTTCTTATATACACATGCATATTGGTATAAATGTCTTATTTCATGTGCAAGATATATATAGACTAGACTTCTATCTTTGCATACATCAAGGTTCACACAAATTACATTTTCTTTAGGGTATGATGTGCATATGCTGGTATCTTTCACTTGAAAAAGTTCTTTATTGATTGGCTTATTTTTAAGATCATAAAACTTTTCATTTTCTTTGAAGAAAACTTTTGGAATCTTTATATTTAATAGTGTGCATAGAAAACTTACATAATCATTCATGCATCCATTATATCTGAAAAACTTTATTTTGAAAAACTTATTTATCTAGAATCAAAAAAACTTTTTCTAATTGTTCTTGAGACGTTGGAAAAAACTTTTGAGATTCTTTTTCATGCTTGCATAGAATCGAACCGTCAAAAAACTTTTCCAGCAACTGAGAAAACTTTTCTTTCTTCACATAATAAACATAATTCACAGGCACATCTTCATCATCATGCGCATTGTATTCAAAAACTTTTTCAACCATCTTAGAACAAACAACACCAATTTGTACATTATCATATCTCACAAAAACTTCTTTGTAAGAAAACTTATTTGTATCCATTTCATCACTCCTAAAAAACTTTCTACATATCAACTAATGTTATCATAAACTTTTTATAATCTTCATCTGACTTTAGATAAATCTTATTGCAACCATTCATTACGTCTTCATAGTTTAAGCAATCAATTTCATTATCTAAAAACTTTCTATATAAACTTTTGAATTGCGGTTCACAAATATAATGCTTAATAACGAGTATACCATTCTTATCATAATTACACCTATAAAACTTTTCATCTGCCATATAAACACATACAACACGATCTCCGTATTGTACAAATAAACTTTGTGTATTATTGATCATAAACAGCTTATTAAGCTCATCACCTATATTTATATGTTTTTCTGTTAAAAACTTTGGTAATTTGCATTTCATTTTCTTTACTCCTAAAAACTTTTATAAAAAACTTTTCATAATACCGTTCCTATTTATCTGCAATCGTTTCTACATAACAATTATAATAAATATATCTTTTTCCATCATAGTCAAATTTTACACATCCACCATCCTTTGCTTCAATATCAATTCTTCCCTCATAGCTTGCTAAAACTTTTCCATCTGCTGTATACACATTGATTATCCTATTCAATCCACCATTCAAATCTGATTTTACATCAGTACCAAAACGATCCAAAGATGCACATCCAAATAAGGAAATGCCAATCATTCCAACCATTAATAATTTGTATATTTTATTCATTTTCTTTCTCTTTTCTATGTCCGATAACTATATATTATCAGACTAACTACAAACCTTTTAAAAGCCTAGTAAATAGGCTACTTTGTAACACTTTTCTAAAATAAAAACTTTGTAAAAAATTCAACCACATATTTATGCAATTAATCTCATCTTACTTCACCTGTTTCAATCATCTTTGCAGCTTCTAAAATCCCTGCCTTAATCCACTTAGATTGATCATCATTATCAAAAACTCTTTTTGCAAATTCTCTTAATCCTTTAACAATAACATCAATCGAGACTTCTTTGTCTTTCTTTTCAAGAATGTATTCAATAGCATCATCACATTTCCCAACCTTATTTGCCATAACAACAACATAGCCTTCATCTAATGCTTTTTGCAATTCTTCAAAACTTTTCCCATCAAAAATGTATGATCTGATTACTTTCTGCATTGTTCATCCTCACTTATTTATTCAAATCTCCATATAATTAATAACACCTGGTTATTGGAATTAAAGTAGTTATTCTTCCATTGTAGACAGGTATCAACGTAGTGCTGCAATGTGATGATGTATTAGACGATGTATTATTTGAGTCATCAGAAACAACAGCTGCACACAACACAATTAAAACAATTGTAGTAATAAGCGTACCAAACAATATTATTTCACAGATATAATCTCCAATCCATTCACCTATTCTTTTTAACATATCAATCATTTGCTTAAATCTCCCATAACGAGCTTTTTAAGCTCTTTTTTCATTGCGTAATACATTTTCATTCTGCTACAGTACTTTTCTCCTGAAAGCTTCTCAAACGACTCTCCATTGATATAATGACGCTTCATATATAAACGAACATCATCATTTGGAATAAGATCAATAATTGTTTCAACTTCTCTCATCTTTCCTAAGATAAGATTCTTGTCGTCTTCAAGCACTTTTTCTTTTGAAATAAACTTTACAAGAACATCATTTGTAATGTCCTTATTTTTCTTTGAATCCAACCTTTGTTCAAACGATGGAGATTTTGGATCTGAAAATTCTTTTTTACGAACTTCCAAATCCCTCAAAATTCCATCCAACGATTTAAACTTCCTTTCATAGATCTTGAACATTTCAAGTTTTTTAATCAGTGTATCCACCTGAACATCTACATATTCTTCATAATCTGTCTTGCTCATTTTCTCTCCTATGCAATCTCTTCAATTTCCTCAATGCTGCATGATGGAAATTTCATATAAAATTTGTACATTGCCATACTTTTTGATTCCTCCTGAACTTCCATCACACAAATATTATTGTCTTTGATATATTTAATTCTGAATTTCTTTAACATCTTTTTCCTTTCTAAAAATAATCAAATGATTTATAACATTAAAAATGTTCCATCCATTATTTAACCAGTCTTCAACATCTTCACTATATTTATCACATGTTACTCTGTATTCATATTCAGGTTCTTTCTTTTTTTTCAAACCTTCAGGTACTTTTATTTTGCTTCTATCAATTTCTTTTGGTTGATATCCATTCATGCTGATTATTTCGTTTCCTCAAATCCATCATAAGAACTAGCATACATACATCTGTATGTAGCTAATTCCTTTTCCTTTTGTTCTAATTCAAAAATCATTTGCTTGTTCTGATATTCTAAATTGTTGATTCTTCCAGATACAACAACCGAATACAGAACCATTTCAATAATTCCACCAAAGAAGAATCCTACAATAAAATAAATCATGATTCATTTTCCTCGATAAATTCAATTTGTTCTCTATCTACACAAAATCTAGCACCATCATCAAACTCAATGTCATATAAATATTCATTTGAGCTAACAATTCCACGTATATTTTGTTTGTGTACTACGTTTCCAATCTTACCTACATAATAACTTTTGTATTTTCTAGTACTGCTAATCAATTCATTTTCGTATTTATCAACTAAATATAATAATCTAGCTTTCTGCATTATTTGATTACCTCACAATTCAATAAGATTTCACCAATCTGCTTTTCAATATTCACATCTTTAAAATGACCTTGTTCTTTCAATCTCATTAAATGATCAAAGCATTTAAAATACCACTCATGTATTTCTTTATCTTCGTTTAGTAAATCATATTCAAACTTTGTAAGATGATAAATAGCTTTTCTTTCTGAATCTAGCCAACCCAGTTCTTCCATCTGCTTGTAAATGGCCTTCATTAATTTTCCGTCTATGTTATACACATAATTAGCTAATTCAGTTACACGAACCATGCCATGTAGGAATCTCACATATAGCACATCTCTACCATCACATATATTTTTTTCATAAAGCAACGTTTCGCCTTCTCTATAAACTCCGTCACATTTTCTGAAACCTAATTCAGTAAACATCTGTTCTGCGTTCATTATATCAACCTCAATCTACAATCTTGCTTCCACAATTTGGACAATACTTTGGTTTGTATGCGAAATAATATTCTTCTCCATCATCTTCACCAATTGCACATTCTTTATGCTCCACTAAAGTAAATCCACAATTAGAGCATTTAAATTCATCCGATGAATCATATTCTGATTCGTTGGTGCAAGTTTCTTCTTCTAGCCATTCGAGTTCTATGCATTGTTGGATGATCGCCATTAATTCATTTACCGATATGGATTCTATTGTTAATTTATTTCCTAGTACATCTTTAACTGCAATACGTCTAGATACTTTATCAAACGCAATATCTCGTGATGTAGTAGTATTTACGCATCCATACATTATAAGAGTGTTTGGTGTTATTTTTTTTGTGAATCCTAATTTTATAAACATTTCTTCAGCAGTCATATTCTTCTCCTAATTTGCTTATAGCCAAATACTCGACATTTTGTTGTCCTTCATACCAATCATTTAACCAACTTACACAATCTTCGCAAGCATTCCACGCTGCACATTCCGTCGAATACGTCCATTCTTCTTCAAAATCATATTTGTATCTAAGATAAACTAAAAAACTATAATCATCATTTTCTGCTATGTAATCATTTAATTCACTATCTGTCATTCCTTTTTTCAATCGAACAAATTCAATTGAAGGTATTTTAATATCGTTCATTTTCATTCTCCTTATAAGGTTCAGGCATTGGCATCCAAGCTATAACTTTAAATTTACTTAATGTAGTTTCCTTTTCTATCCACCATTTGCCATCAGTTGTATGTGATGATTTAACAGTTCTTGCACCATTTTCATATTCAATAGTCACAAGCACCTCTTTTGATCGCGTTCTCCAAAGCATATCGTTCACTACATCTGTTTCATACAATTTAGCAAAGATGCTATCATGCTCATCTGGAAGCTTTTTAGAAACAGGAATCCACTCAAATGAATCTGCTTTATTAACTAATTTTCTAAGTAATGCCATTGCACCGTATATTTCATTTTCACTAGGCAACAAATCAAATTCTCTATATGACACGTAATCCCTTATGGCATCAACAATTGTATTTAAAGCTTCCTTATATTTATTCATAGCCTTGTAACACCTCAATTCCTAACTTTTCATATTCTTCTTTAATTAATTCTTTGTAATCTTCATAATATTCATCAGAACTACAAGCGTCTTTAGCGGAATAATAAGTAGTTTCTTCAATATCTTTGTTTCTCAACAAATCAAAAAATAAATCATCTAAATCTCCACCATAGTTGTATATTTCTTCTGATAAATCATCTTCACAATAAATATTTCCATTGTATTCATATTTTTTATTCATATTTCTTTATCTCCTGGTATATTCCCCTGTTCTTACATACTCAAGTGTTTTAAGAATCTGTTCTAAAACCAGTAATTCAAAATCATATTTATCTATTTCTTTTAATCGTGTAAACATTTTTTCTTTATGGTTTACTTCTAATTCATCATCTAAAAATGCTTTTTCAAGTTCATTTAATTTACGAATTTCATCCATTTTATTTTTGCATGCATCTATTAATTCGTTAAGTCTTAATTCAACTGTAGACATCCTCTATCTCCTTAAATCTTTTTATAATCTTCAAAATAAAAGATTACTTCTTTTTTTATTTCAACAACCAATCCGTATTTCAATGCCAAACGATATATAAACGTTTTTTGTAATCTCTCATGCAATGTTTCTAAATTTTTTCTAAAATCATCTAAAGAATATGTACTTTTATAAAAGTTGCACATCCTACACGTTGGCATAAGGTTGTCTAAATCGTTACTACCATCCTTTCCGTATACAGATATTACATGATCTACTTGCATATCTTTGTACTCAAGTTTGCATCCGCAATAGGCACAATGACCGTTGTATTTTTTATATACCTGTTCACGGATCTTTTTTGGTATTGGTTTTCTTAACACTTTATTCCTTGCTCCCATCGTTTTTATAACCGCCTGTTAGCAATAATAGCAATAAGAACCAATAACTGTAATTTGCACACATATAGCAGGTGATTCCAATTATTGCCAAATTGTATAACATACAAGCTATTTCAACCATTTCTATCCTCCTACATTTGGGCAAATGCAATCCCAGTTATAATCATCGAATTTAACTTCTTCATCCTTGGTGATTTCTCCATCAATAATTTCAATAATTTGGTTAAAGCACATTCCACATTCAAATGCATGAATTCTCATATCAACTCCATATTGCTTACAAGAATTTAATAGTTCTTCCGAACTAATACCCCATGCGAATTCTGCTTCAAGTCCAATTGCGATTTTTCCTTCATCGTTCCAATCATCAATATATACATCTAAGTCAAGAATAAATCCTCTTCTAGTTCCTTTAATCCAGCATCTGCTACATTTAACACGACCATTATCATCATCCATCTTCAACGCTTCTAAATCTTCGCCGATATAAGTAACCGGTTGTAGTCCTTCTAAAATAAATTTTGTTAAATCCTCTTTTGTACCTCTAACTCTTAAGGTACCAGCACACCAATTAGGCATTTTCTTCCTCGCTTTCTTTTAACCCTAAATACTTTTCTATATGATCTTCTAAATAGGCAACTTCATCTACAAATTCATAAAATTTACAATTATTATGTGGAAACTGTTTAGTTGGATGATTTATCGGGCATTTACCACATCCATTTTTGCATAAATACTTTTTAAGAAACTCTTCGATGTAGTCTAGGCAATCATCGAATTTTTCTATATCATCAAATACTTCTTTGTCCATCTTTACTGTCAATTTTCTCATGTTTGCTCTTTGCTCTTTTCTTAATTCTTTTGCTATTTTTTCTAAATCTTTTTCTGTCATACTTCCACCTTTTACAAATATTTGAAATACCATAGCTTCTTAATCAGTCTCCTCTGTTGTCATGATAAACAACAATAAAAATAACCACCAATTGCTATAATGTGTGCACATATAACACACAATTAGAATCAATGCTAAATCGTATAATGCACAGGCTATCTCTTTCATTGTTCTGCCCTATCCTTAAACAATTCCTTAACTTCATCCCATTTTTCATCCAACACCAAATAACAAGCTTCACAAATGATCGTCCATTTAATCATATCCAATGCAGCAAATGGAACATCTTTTTTATTGTCTTGTCTACTTTGTCCTGAAGTCTTTTGTGTAGCCATGTGAATTAAAGTATCAACTGCATTTTCTAATGCTTTAGGACTTGCTTCTTTTTGTCCTTTTTTAAAGAACCAAAATGTGTCTTCATGCATCAAAAATCATCCTCCTTTGGCGGTAAGCATCTAACTACTAAACCACTTTGAAGAAAAGCTCTAACCATGTCTTCGTATTCTTCTTTTGTAAATTTATTCAAACTAATATCAAATGGCATGATTTTACATCCATATTTCCTATTTATTTCATGATATTCTTCAAATGTCATACTTCAACATCCTCATCTTGTGGCATTTCATAAACGTCTGGCAAATCTGTTATATAAAATTCCTCCGAATCCAATTCATCTTGAATTTCATTAAAAACTATTAAAGCTTTTTCGGACGTTGAATATTCGCCAAGCATTGAATATTTGCCAAGCAACTTATCAATACCCCATACTTGATTTATACTATCAATTTCTACATCTTCAATTTCCAATAAACTCTTTCTATCTTGACTTCTAATCCACATAGCCTAGTACCCGTTTGCAACTCTTTCTTTGTTAATTTCATTCTTACGTATATACTCTTTACGAATTTCTTCTAGTGATAATCCCATATGCAATCCAAGTGCGATTACGTAAGCTAATACGTTATCGTCTTTTGTCCTACAGATTACACAACTATACACAAACGCTTGTCCAAGACGTAAATCATATTTTAGCTTTATATAATTATGTTCAATATCCTTGTCTGTATAACATCCTGAACCAAATTTAATTTCATACATCAATGCGAAATGAACAACATCAATATATTCTTCAATTACTTTATCTACATCTACTGGTTCTTGTGTAAATTTCCACCAACACCAATCAGCTTTCTGAGCATGCATCAATTCTCCTAATTCATCAAACAACGCAATTTCTAGTTGTTGTCTAGAAACACTTGTAATATTATGCTTCTTAAATACTTCTGCATCATATTTCTTTTGTCTTTCCAACATATCTTCAATCATTTCTGTACTTGTCATTTGTTTCTCCTTTTATTCATCAATAAAATTTATGATATACGTTAATTCTTTCATTCTTTCTACCGCTTCTTCTTTAATGAATTGCAAAGTTGTTCTCTTTGCTTCTTCCATACTCCCAAACAAACAAAAAGGGTATTTCCATTCTTCAAAATACAATGTGTATCGTAAATCAAACATTTTTTCTTCGTTCGTGTTTGGCTGAAGCGTTACGATGGATGCAATTGTTCTGCTTTCATTGTAGGCATCAACCAATTCAAGCTGCATTACTTCGTGTCCATCAAAATTTCTTTTTTTCCATTCTAGTTTCATATTTACCTCACATTTTTAAAATAGTCTTTTCTCTTCAATACGCTTCAATCTATAACTTATTCGTCTATATTCCTGATAAAATTTTGTTTCTCCTTTTATAACACAATGTTTTCAATCAATGCTCTTTTTTCGAGGATTAATAAATAAAATCCCATGTGCTTTTGTTGCTCCCTTAGTAATTCAAGTGGGCAATCATGTTTTGTTACTTCTTTGCCTAGCATTTCTTCAACTTCAATTTTGTTGCAGAAATTCTTCAATTTCTCATATCTGATTTTTACTTGGTGATATTCTGCAATGAATCTTTCTTTGTAATTTTCAGAACACATTAATTCAATTGTTTCTTTTAATTCCATGTTGTTTTTCTCCTTTTTTTCTTTGATTTTTGTAATCTCAATTGATTCTGGATAAACCTTCAAATCTTCTTGCTTAATTTCAAAAGATTTTTGATTTCTAATCTTATCCATAACTTCTTTTTCTGAATCAGCTTCTACGATTTCCGATAATCGAGCGAATATATTCGATTTAAATAAATATTTTTCCATGTTTCACTCCTTTAAAACGTACTGTTTTATAAATCTTCGTGCATATTGTGGATGAATCATACTTCTTTGCGTTTGAACACTGTATTCACCTTTTTTGACCTTTGAAATAACTTTCTTAGGTACAAATTCAATAGGCTCAAAATCTAAGTTGTTTTGTACTTCGCAATTAATGAACCAATATTGAGTCGGCTTCTCGAAATAATCTCCATCCATCCTTCTATTTTTATCAATCATGGAAGGCTTTATGCACCAATAACTCGTTAAATAATGAGGTTGCGTATATGGATTTTCAACAATCATCTGCAATCCTCTTTTTTCTGCTACAACAACTAACATACTGATTAATTCATATAACTCATGTAGTTCATCATGTAGCTTCATGCTATATTCTAGTTTCTTTATATCATCCCAATTTTTTTGTTGTTGGGCCTGTCCTCTAAACCAAAGAGGAACTTTTGCTTCAAACCTTGTACAAGGAAAAAAAGCAATAATTAAATCGTCTTTCTTGATCCTGTCAAATATGGAAGGCTCGTTATGATACCCCCCCTAATCTCTTTGAACAAATCAATAACATAATCAGTTTGATTGAACTCATTTTGAATATCGTAGTCATAAGCATTGATTCCTAGCTTTCTGAACTCGTTCTTGAATGTTCCTGATTGTTCAAATAAACAATGTACTTTCATCTTTTTTACTCCTATTTAAAACAACGTTTCTTGTTCATACTTTTTATTGTTATATGTGAAAACATTCTTATTAATAACTGTTTCTTTACTATGCATTCATTTGTACACGGTTCTAACATCATGTAATCCATTAGTCTATTTCACCTGTCGCTAAATATTCTTGCAAATTTCTATAAATGTTTTTTTCGTCTTTTTCAGACGCAACATCACTTGCTATACAACATGCTTTTTTTAAATAATCAAATTCTTCATCCGACATAACATAGCCTTTAACAGATAACTTACAAACAAGATTTTTCTTTTCTTCGGCAACAACTTCAACATGATCTTTACCGGTTAATAATCTATATAAACAATATTTTCCACTAAAGAAATCAAGATTTCTAGAATCAAGATCCATTGATCGTAATTCTAAATTTTCATTGAAATACAGTGGGTTGCATTGCTTAAACTCACCATCCACATCAAATGCATCATATGGCTCTAAACCATGTTCTTGCATAAATTTTTCAATAACTTTTGATTCAATCATTCTATTTCCTCCAATTCCAATTCTTCGCATATTTTTACGATTATAAATCCATTCCTTGAACGCTTTATTTTCCCTTTTTTCTGTTTGGAACACATGGATCTAAATGTATTGATTGTTGTTTCTAAAAACAATGCACATTCATATTCTGTTCCAATACAAACAGGAAGATCATCCTTGTATATTCCATATATTTTTCGTGCCATCAATTCAACCTGTAATTCTTTCCAGGCTCTTTCTCGATTTCAAAGAAGAAACTATTGCACTTTTCAACAATTCTGCCAACTACCGCTTCATTGATATCAATCATTTCCTGGCTTGTTCTTTCGCATGATATGATTGTCTGCATGTTGTTGTTATAGCGATAATCAATCAAATCAAAGATTCCTTTATCATCCAATCGATTAGCACTAGATTTAAACAAATCATCTAGATACAAGATTTGAGCGTGTTTAGCACGTTCTAGAAGCGAATAATCAAAGTTGCTAATAGAATTACTCAACTCAATATATCTGACGTACAGAACACGTTTATTTTGTTCTAACAACCAATTACTGATTCCTGAACATAGATGTGTTTTACCGCATCCACTCTGTCCTAAAAACATCAGCCAATTGCAAGGCATGTGTTCTGCAAAATTGTTTTTACAATCGGCAATGTAATTCACTGCCATTTTTTTGATTGCTTCCTGCCAAGGATCAGATGCAACGAAATCATTGATTCGTTTGTTCAACAAATCTTTTAAACCACTGTTCTTTTTGTTCTTCTCAATCCACTCACTGCGATAGCTTGATAGTTTCTCACAGTCATTTCTTTTTGAACAAAATACCTTTGTTGCAGCTACCAAGTATTTCCCGTCATAATACGCTGGCTTTTCCCAAATACCACAAGCGCCTGCTGCCATGCATTTGTCACAATCACTTTGGCAATGTTTGCTTTTAAGATATTTCTTATTTTCTTCATTTTGTTTTTGGATTATTTCACTAACTGACTGCATTACATCTTCATTCCTTTCGTGATCACAAAATTATTTGTTTTTTGTTTAGGTGCTACACTGTTCAGATAAATTTCAAACTTAGATCCAAACAACGTGTCAGGCCTTAGATACTTGTTCATTTTTGTATCGTTTAACCAATCATAAGCTTTCACATCAATCACAAGCTTAAAGTCTTCTAATCTGAATCCCTCATTCCATCTAGCATGAATCTTCTCTCTCGCAATGCGATTACTGTGTTTGTAACGCTTTGAACATTTAGAATTCAAGTAGTCAATAATTTCAACATAAGGGATTGTTTCTGATGCTGATAAATCAGTGTCGTCGGAACTTTCTTTTATATTTCTTTTATTATTAACTGCGTATATAAATGTTTTATTAACTGTCTTACATTGGACAGATTTGTCTTTTGTACATTGGACAGATTTGTCTTTTGTACATTGGACAGATTCGGTAAATGCATTGGACAAATTTGACCAATCGATAGATAAAGCATTTTTTAACTTTTCACCCATATTTCCAAATGCATACCAGCTTGTTTGATTCCAAGGATTTTCATTGTAATTTCCCTTGATAATCAAATCTTCATCAACCATTTTTTGAAGTATTCTTTGTATCTTTTTTTCACTCCAATATGGAAATAATTTTTTAAATCCTTTTGCAGAATTAAACGTCCAATATTTTCCATCATGATAGTTGTAATTATTTGCTTCATTTTTGTTGATCCAAAAACAAAACATATCAAATACAACAGCAACTTCAATGCCGTATTTGTCGGCTATTTCTGCTTCAAAACTGTGTTTCATTTCTTATCCTCAAAACAAAGATATTGTCTCTATTTTCTTTCTATTTCTTGTATTACTTTTAGGTAGAATCACAAGCTCATAAAGCCTTCCTTCTACCTGATAAAAACGATATGCTGCACCCATACAAGAAACATTTTTTCTTTGTACAAGAGCAGCTGTTATTCCATATTCTTCAAACATATATACTGCATCAGGAACTACCTGTAGAACCTCGTATGATGCATTTTGAACCTGGATAACATCACCTGTATTAACATTAGTAGCTTCTTTCATTTGTTTCTCCCGTCTTGTATAATTACCTCGAAAAGAGGTATATTTATGAATTTAAATGTAAAAATAAATCAAAACACAATGTCTACAATCATTTCTGTTGTTTCTGTCACCGCTTCACTTATAACAGCTGTAGTTGCTCAATGGCATTCAAGAAAAATGCGTAAAATAGATATTGAAGAATCTCATTACCAGGACAACATAGCTTTCAAAAGAAACCTATATATGAATTATCTAAAGTACACCGGAACATATTTATCCAAAAGAGATCCAAATGATAAACATTTATATCAAGAAAGCTATTATCAGCTTCTTGGATATGCCCCACAAGATATTTGTTCCATTTTAATTGAAATCAATGATGACATTGATAAAAAAGGTTCACAATGTACCGTTGCAAAACAAAAGCTGCCTAAAGTTGCATCTTTAATCAAAAGAGAACTTCAATCCTTTGACTAGAAACTAATATGTATTGTTAGAGATCCGTTTGGATTTGAAGTGTAATAAGCGTTTATAAACGGATATACAAAACACATGAATATCGTCCACCATGTTTGTATTTTGCAATTTTCATAATGCAATAACATATAAATCAAAGACGGAATTGCAACACCGTAAAATATAAACATATAATTCCAAGTAAACATCTTTCCCTACTTTCTTTTCGCATAACTCAATGATTCAAGATTCTGCTTTTTCATTTTCCTTGTTGTACGAACATAGATTCTTGTAGTTTCTAAACTAGAATGGCCCAAAATGTCAGCTAGTTCTGCAATCGCATTTTCACCATTCTGCATCAAATACTGAATGGCAAACAAATGTCTGAATGCATGAGGATGTACTTTACCAAGCTTAATTCCTCTGCATTTACCAGCAATCATCTTTAAGTCTCTAGACAACACACGAGCGTTTACAGGACTTTTCTTATCAGAAGATGTAAATATATACCCTTCTTCAATTTTGTTGTCCTTGCAATATTTTAGAAGCTCTCTTCGTAAGTCTGAACGTAGAATGATTCCTCTTCCTTTTCCTTTGTTCATAACATACACATTGTCATCCGTTACTGCTTCCACAGTAAAGAACTGTAATTCACTCAAACGAATTCCCGTATACCCAAACACCTTCATAACCTCGTATAAGTCCATACGATTGATTTCCCGGGCTTTTTTCAATAGTCTTTGAAATTCATTAGGCTCTAGAATATCATCCAAAGAATCGTCTTTCTGGGCTCTTACGTTCTTCAATAAATTCTTTGAATAATATTTTTTAAGTTTCAAGAAATTGAAATCATCATCTGAATCGATGATCTCTGCATATTTAATAAATTTATTAATGATCACGATATAGTTGTTTACTGTACTGATTTTATAATCGTGCAGCAGTTTATCTTTAACACCAACTATATCGCTCTTTTTTATTTCACCATCAGGCAATGAGTTAACAAACAAGATAGTTACATGTTTGTATTTACGAATGGTATTCTTACTTTTCTCATCCGCTGTTTCTTCTTCAATAAACCCGTCAATTTTTGTTTGTAACTCATCCTTAGTCATATTACTTAACTACCTGGATGATTGTTGTAGCCAAGATCTTAGTAGATAAGAACACACATACATTCAATGCAAGTAAAGCAATGTTAATTAATGTACATACAACTACATAATTCTTTGGCTTATGTTTCAAATTAATGAGATACTTGTCATCTAACTTACTGATCTCATAGTTATCAAAATTGGGAATCACCCAATTTTCTTTTTCTTCTTTTTTTGTCATTTTCATTACTCCTTTAATTTTCTGTGATATAATAATCATGTGGTTAATTTATGCAGGGCTCACTACCCTAGCACGCTTGGTCAAGCGTGCTTTTTATTTGTTCCTTCCAAATGTCATTAAGTGCACTTTTAGTCTCAGGAAAATACTCAACAAATATTGGAGTGGGAACTGCAAGAATCTTTCCAAGCATAGTGTCTCGATATGATCCTTCAAATATTTCACCCTTTTTATTTTTTTGTCTGCGTAGATTATGTAAAATCTTTCTAGCTTGTGTATCTTTTACAGGTAAAACAAGCATCACATCTCTAACAGTCACATATGCTTTCATTTTTCTTCATTCTCCTTTCCTTTTGAATCTTGAATTTTGCTTCGATCTAAAATACACGCGATATACCCTTGGTCATACTCTTCGATGTCGTATCCCATCTTTTTGAGTTTTTCCAAGGTTTCTTTGACATTTTCATCAGCTGACATCACATCCCTCCTTTCATAATACATTTTATGTATTAAATGTATTATCTGTAAACATTATAGCATTATCATAATACATTTCAATGGACAAATAATATTTTTTTGTATTATTTATATACATTTGAAAGCTAAAACGCTATAATACATTTAGATTGAGGTGATGTAATAATGGATGATAATATCGGTTCAAGAGTCAAAGAGATTCGACAAGAATTGAATTTAAGCATGGAAAAATTTGGTGCTCCTATCGGAGTTTCAAGAAGTTCTATTAATAACATCGAAAAAGGACTTCATCATCCATCAGAAATCGTTATTAGATCCATATGTCGTGAATATAATATTGACTATGCTTGGTTAACAGAAGGTATTGGTGAAAATAAATTTATTTCCATTCCTGAGTCAAAGATAGATCAAATCATGGAAGATTATGGCTTAACTGAAAAAGAACGGCCACTTGTTCGAGGATATTTGGAAGCACCTGAAGAAGTCAGACAACAAGTTGCCGATTATTTAAATTCAATTGTCGAAAGAGAAATAGCAAGAAGAGAAAAAGAAAAGAACAACAAATAGGTTGTTCTTTTTTGGTTAGATTTATTGTATGATTAATATATAAAATGGAAAGCGTTTACTAGGCGTAAACAAACGAGGGTTAAAAAATGAAATTATTCAAAACTATTGGGATTTCTGTGCTTGCACTATCTATGTGTACAGGATGTACAAGCTACAAAGAAAGGGTTAAAGCCAACAATCAAACAGAAGAAATAACTGACAGAGAATCAGATGATTTAAAAGCAAATTCTTTTGAAATTGGTGATTTTACTATATACTTACCTGAGTATTTTCAAAATGTCGTAAGTACAAAAGAAGGGCTATCATTCAGGGCGGATGAAGGATATCCTATTTTAACCATCACTTTAATGGATATGGAATTGAATAGTGAAGCAGCGGATGCCTTTATGGATGCTTTAAAAGACAGAGATGATTTCATGGAAGATACAGATACAAGTTATGGAATAAGAACATTAAAAAGAGCTGGTCGTACTGTATATTATTCAGAAACAACAGGAAATTTGACGTTAAATGATGATGACAGTGACAACGATACAAGCACACCGTCAAAATGCTTTATATATCTTTTATCAAATAACAATAAAACATCATTTATCAGTATGATATTAATTCAGCCTAACGAAGGATTGAAATACGATTACGAAAATGAATTTGATAACATTGTTGATAATGTAGTTGTTAACGATAAAAAAGAGGAAGAAGAACAAAGCAATACAAATTCAACTACTTCAAGTTCTTCTTCAACTACTACTCCAAGTACAAATTCAAATGCATCAACTCCATCTCCAACAACAGGAGAAAAAAATGCACTAAGAACTGCAAGAGAATATTTAAATATTTCTGCATTCTCTTACACAGGATTAATTCATCAACTAGAATATGAAGGATATTCAACAGAAGAAGCCACTTATGCGGCTGACAACTGCAACGCAAATTGGAACGAACAGGCCGCTAAATCTGCAAAAGAATATTTAGACATATCCTCATTCTCTCGACAAGGATTAATAGATCAATTAATTTATGAAGGTTATACACAAGAACAAGCAGAATATGGTGTAACACAAAACGGATATTAAAAGAATAAGCTAGGGTAAATTCCCTAGCTTATATTTCTTCTTTGCCAACTACTTCATCAGACCAAATTTCTTCTTGCTTAGTTTCGCCTTCATAGCCTTCAAATCGTTCTGCAATTGAGATTCTCTTTTTTTCTTCCATTTAGTATCCTTCTTTTAAATTTGCGCGTAAATACCTATAGGTATTAGTGTTATTCATTTTTAGATGATAACAGAAGTCTTTGTGCATGATTATACAGAATTTGCAGATCATCCACGTTAAGCTTTTCTGCCAGGATAATTAATTTTTTTATCCATAAATCCCTTTCCATAAGATCATCCCTTTCCATTCATTTTCTATGAATAAAAAGAAAAACGTTTTCCTTATTATAATATATAATAAGTCTTAAATTTTATATGTCAACGCCTGTTTTGTATTAAATTGTGCAAATATAATACTAAAAAGTGCAAATGGTTATATATCACATTGCCAGTATTGAATTTTTTTCGGGGGGGGGTAGAATTTTTAATGAACTTTTGGTTATATTATTAACTAATTTTGTTTTGTAAATATTTATTAATATTTTGCATTTTTCATTACTCTTTTTAAAATGTGATGTTATTATTCATGTGTACATGATAAATATTTTAGGCTTTTTTCTATTCCCTCAAGAAAAGATTAGCAGAGAATGAAAAACAGATAGTGGTGTTGAGCAGCATACACTATCTGTTTTTCTTTTTGTATTAGCTAAATAAGCCTTTCTCTTTTTCAAGATCACTGAATGGAACTGTCATTATTCCATATTCTTTAAAACCTTGCACGATATCGCTTTTTATTGTTTGAGCATCGTTTAGAATTACAATGCATTTCGCATCGTTTCTAGTCTTTTCTATATCCAACCACGCAAATACTGTAGTAGTCAGACTATCTCTAGTAGGATTGTTGATTGCCTTACATAAGCGCTCGTTGTGATTTTTATTTCTTTGAAAGCATAGATCAAATTTTTGAGTTAGTCCTGACCTTCCAACAAATGAAACGTTATCCGAAAAATAAATATCATTTTTAATAAAAAAGTTTGTTACATCTTCCAAGAAATATGATGTAGTACGAACTGTATTTGTTAAATACATATCGTCAATTTGAAGCATTGTCATTGCTAATTGATGCACTTTAGACGGTAAATCCTTCTCAGATGATAAAACAGTCATTTCATTATCATCACTTAAGGAAACCCCTGACAACATGCAAATTTGTTCAATGGTTTTTCTTCTGCTGGATTTCTTTCCAATATTCAAGCCTGTATCAATAAGATTATTTATAATATATCCATCATCAGAAACCAAAAACATACCGTTTTCTTTTTTATCATCCACATAGCAAACTATTGAATCTCCTATGTGATCTTCAAAAGGAAGGACTATTTCATGTGCAGTTTCTATTTTTTTTACAGATAAATTAGATTTTAAAAAATTCAAATAATTCTTTGCAAAGTCTTTTAAATTTTCCATAACACCATTCCTCCCTACAAAAACATTTTAACAAAATCTTGGCATTTCCACCACGCTATTTTTGTTTAATTCAATTACTTTAAATTTTCTTAAAAATTCTACACAATAGTTTACCAAGTTAGGATTATTGATATCAAACTTTGTTGCATATTTATCTTGGTATTGTTCGGTAAATATATGTAGATGAGTTCCATAAATAATTTCACCATCCGGATTTTTATGAGCGTGGTTATCAGGAACTACATCCAATCGCATCAAAGGTAATTTTGCTTCTTTATCTAAGGCAAGATATGTTAGTTTATCAGATTGTCTGTTACCTCTACGCAAAATAATTTTGAATTTATGTTTAAATTCTTCTATAAGATAAGCTTCATATTCATTTCTTTCAGCTGGATTTGGAATTTCAATTTGTTTTTCTTGTAATCTCTTAAATCCATCTAATAATTTTCTGATTTCTTCTTCTTTCATTTCCTCGTGCACCTCTATATTAATTTTAATATCGACATTATTTATGTCTATTTATAACAACTTATTCATCATATCTACAATGCTCTTATCTTTTGTATCAAGCCAGTGTGCATATGTATTGTGCAATGTTTCAACTGTATCTCCTAAGCGCTTGGCTATGTCAAAATCTGAGAATCCAGCTCCTGCCATGTTATTAATTAGAAATGATGCATGTGAATGCCTAAAGTCATGGATTCTTATTTTAGGCAATCCATCATCTTTTTCTTTTGCCTTATTATATGCATCATCAAATCTTCTTTGTACTGTCTGAGGTGATATTGGTTTATAATATCCAAACACAAATTTGTCTTTTGTGAAATCATCCCATTTAGAACATTCTAAAAACCATTCTCGAAGCATTTTAGACAATGTATTAGGCATTGTGATAGTTCTATAGCTATTGTTTGTTTTTGGCGGTGTAAGCCATTTATTAGGATCTTTCTCTTTGTATCTATATGTTTTGTTGATGTCTATCGTTTGCTTCCTAAAATCAATGTCCTTCCATTGTAGAGCCATTGCTTCACCTTTTCTTAATCCCATATAGAATAAAACAGAATAAAAACATTTCATCATTTGTTCATCTACTTCTTCAATAAACAAATCAAAATCATATTGCTGCCATATTGTCATTTCTTCTTTTCTTTCATTCAATCTAAGATCACGTTTCACATATGTCATTGGATTTGATTGGATGTATTCAGAAGTAACACCAAATTTGTATAATTTATTTAAAAAGAAATATATTCTTGATACATATGCCTTTGAATATTTATCATCAAATTTGTTGATCAAGTTTTGCATTTGCCTTTTATCTAGAAAATCAATATCTTTCATTTCCTTAGAAAGGACATTGTACAAATATTCATCTGATTTTAGCGTTGATTCTTTTACATACTTTTTATTATATTCTTTAAAAGCTTTATACAGTCTGTCAAAATTCATATCTGATGGAAGCATAAAGAAATCTTTTCTAAATTCAACCTCAGCTTTTTGTGCTTCCCATTTAGAATCAAAACCACGCTTACGATATCTCTTTATACATTTACCATCTTTATATATTTTCCCGGCAAACATATATTTTCCTGTCTTCTTATCTAATTCCACTGCCAT